CAGCCTCAGTAGATTTGAGCAAGCTCTAACGCAGCCTCAGTAGATTTGAGCAAGCTCTAACGCAGCCTCAGTAGATTTGAGCAAGCTCTAACGCAGCCTCAGTAGATTTGAGCAAGCTCTAACAACAGAAACTAATCCACAGTAAAAGTCAGCAAGTTCCGCCATAAACCCAAAAATACTTCAGGCCCTTCCTGCAAAACAATGTCTGTGAAAGACCACGTTTGATGGACAACATATGGATTATTTATAAGAAGTGTTTCCATAAATGTTGTTCCCCGAATATTTTTATCCGGCCATGTCCCACATTCTTTTATTTTTTCATTAATCCATCCATCTTCGGGAACCGGACAATCAATTGAAGGATCCGGTCGCCACCGCTGGCAAATTTCAATCATTTTTGCTATTCTCCTAACAGTTGCCCCACCTCCACCAGGATCTTCTTGATTCCACGCCCACGGATTTCCATAATAATCCGTCATAAACATATTCATATCCAACTTTCGCCGAATGAAAATATCCATTTGGACAGTCATAATATATTTGGCATCTATCATTTGATAACTCCGATAATCAGTGTAAAAGTTACTGTATTCTTGAACACCCCTTTCCCGAACCGGATTTCCTTTAAAGAAGGGAATAATATTAAAATGCTCTACCTTATCACCGAGCAGAGTACGAATAAAACCCTCATTCTCATCGGAGCAAAAAATATACACGGACATCTGTGGTCCTGCCCATGCTATGTTCCGCAAGATATACCAAAAATTCGGATGTGCTCTTCGTTCTACAATCACAAACGCATTATCCGCTTTCTTGGGTGGCGTATATGTCTGCCAGAATTTATCTAGAGCGGCGCCGTATGTTAGTAGCAAGTAATTGTAAATGTACGGCTCTAAAATGTAGCGAAGAATATGGCAACGATCATTCCAGATTTTCTCTTTCTCTTCCCTTGTAGCAACACTTTGCATTTTTTGTATAATTTTTTTATGTTCCGTTAAAGACAAATCCCAGAGAACATCAATACTCATTTTAGATAGTATATTTGCTAGGGGTTTAAACCGACTACAACTAGAAATCTTCACTAATAACAACAGAGGCTGCTAGAATCTCCTCAAGACGCTCCTTCTTGCGTTCACGGAGTGTCTCCTTCGGCTTTCCATTTTCTAGCACAGTCACAAGAGGCAAAGAAGTAATATCAGCCTGCTCCTCTTCCGACATTTCTTCCAGGTCCAAGACCGTAAGAGGGACAGCAAACTTCTTGCACATCGCTACAACTTCCGGCAATAAGACTTTACACACCTTACACCATTCAGCACGTACATATGAAACTGACAAAGACATTCTTGCTACTACCAGCAGCAAAAATATTTTTATTGGGTCAAATTTTTAAAGATGGTAGGGCGAAAGTCTAGCACAGAACTTTGCTCAGATCCGACGGCAGCTCCTCAATTGAGAACTTGTAAATCTCGGAAATCTGCTTGAGGTTGCGATGCTCCGTAGGCGTGACCAGTGAAATCGCCGTTCCCTTACGGCCAAAGCGACCAGAACGACCAATACGATGAACATAGGTCTCCTTTGAGTTGAGCGAAGGAATATCATAGTTGATGACAGAAGATACCTGCTGGACATCAATGCCACGAGAAAGCAGGTCCGTTGAAATCATGACACGTGTAGAACCTACGCGAAATTCACGCATCCTATCTGCGCGTGTTGCGGGATCCATATCACCGTGAATGAGAGACACCGTGAAGTCGCGCTTAATCATATTGGCATAGAGCATTTCAGCCCGGTCCCGTGTATTACAGTAAATCAACGACTGCTTGATGCTTAGCCCCTCGTAGATATCACAGAGCACCTCCAACTTCCACTCATCCTTCTCCAGCGGAACATAATACTGCTGGATACCCTCTAGTGTTACATTCTCCGGCTGCAGCACAATCCGGATTGGATCCTGTAGAAGCATCCCCGCAATCTCCAGAACCTCGGGCGGCATTGTGGCTGAGAAAAGACCAACCGCGCATGTCTTGGGGAGACCAATCTTAATAATCTCCCGAATCTGCTCCGCAAAGCGCTCCTGTAGCATCTCGTCTGCCTCATCCAGAATAAATGAAGTCAGATTCCTAAAGCTGAGATTCTGCTTAATTGCCAGGTCGTAGATGCGACCCGGAGTTCCAACTACGACATGGACTCCGCGACGGAGGTCTGAGGTATTCTCATTACGAGCAGAACCGCCTACTGCTAGAAGCACCTTGATGCCCATAAATGAGCCGATGCCGGAATAAACATCCGCAATCTGCTTTGATAGTTCACGCGTAGGTGAAATAATAAGAACCTGCGGTGCAAGTAGTTCCGGATTCACACGTGCCAGTGAACCAATTACAAATGTACCAGTCTTACCAGTACCTGATTGCGCCTGCGCAAGAATGTCACGACGCTGCGAAAAGGGAACTACTGCGCGCGTCTGAATCTTACTCGGCTGGGTAAAACCGAAAGAATAGATTCCACGCAGTAGATTCATTGGCAGATTCATATCGTCAAAGCTCTTATAGACCGGCAGCGACTCTGACTGGTCTTCTGCGGCAATTACACCATCCTTCGTTTCCCTGATTGCTGATTCACTCATTGTATTCATTTCTGCTCCGTTCTTTAGGTTGTGTGACATTTCTCCTTGGCTATATTCTGGGGTAACTTAAGGCTTCAAATTTTTCAATTATAGCAGACATTCAAATAGGATGGCACGGGGCCATCATTACGAGATTTTGACTGGGATTCTAGCACCCAGCAATCTTCTCTGCTAGAGCACGTGGCAAAAAAGGAATAATCGGTTCGCATTCCCACAAAAACCGATGACCAAAATACTCCAAATTAAAACTTTCCGGCAGATACTCAAAATATTTACTTAGATTCCAAGCAACAGGAATAGGAAGCAATACATGACTTTGCGGCGGCAAAACCATAACTAATTGTGTTATCGCAGAAACAGGAACAGTAGAACCCAAAGGAGATGGCAGAGTTTCCATCTTTCCAAGAACTCGTGATAAGGTGTAAAAAGTAGGCGCCGATGACCACGAATAATACCAATTTACATCCACCGACGATGAATCCAAATAGTAACCATATACCCATGAAAATCCGCGGATAAATTCAGTTGCAGCCGTATCTGCTTGAGCTGAAGAGGAAAAATGATACGTTTCCAGCAGTGTTCGCCAATTAGGAGATAGATTGGCCCCATCCATTAGAAACATCTCCGTCTGCCGAATCATTGGCTCCGACTCCGCCTCTTCTACTGCACGAGCAAAGGGTTCAATCTGCTTGAGAGCCGGTGGATAAAAATTCTGTTTCTGCTTGAGCCATTTTCCCACTCGTTTGGATTCTTCATCTGAACACCATACAAAAAATCTTCGCAAAACATCTATATTAATTTGTCCATCCACTGTTAGACGCTTTTTTTCTATCATACATACATACTCTAGCCCCTCTAGAATAAAACTAATCGCATCATCACGAATTGTCCATCCTAGCGAATGCGGCATGAAGTCATTTCCAAGCACAGACATTATAGCAACATAATCCCGCAACCATATAGAGCGTGAACTTCCATCCTTACAATGCGCAAGCCACATAGCCTCTAGCACAGCTGTTGGATCAAAAAACTGGATTGTTAATTCCGCCACATCAGTAACTGTTCCTTCACCGTTTTCGCGACACAGCAAAATCCGGTTGCCCGTTAAATCCGCATGTAGCATTCCCAGCAGAATTAGATCCGCATCTAATCCATACACAATCACGTTTTTGCTAGTCATTGTTGAAAGCCGTCGCATTATCTTATGTTCGCCCTCTCCCGCCTCATCCGAGCCGCTCAATACGCACTGGCAGCCAGCCGTTTTATTCCATTTCAAGGCCCAAGAAGCCAAGAATTGATTCATTTCATTCATAAATGCTGTGCCTGGTGTAATCGCATTTCGGTCCCATCCTTCGGCCACTGCTGGTAGGCCAAGTTCAGTTCGTAGTCCTTCATCACGACGCCGTAACCAAATAGATTTGAAGCGACGCAGACGCTGTTGATGAATCTTTGCTAGAGGCACCGGTCCATCTACTGCTATAAACACTTCGTGTGTAGGCCCCATAAGACTAACAAGACGCTCTAGCCAAACACCGACTTCTCTTCGTAATCCCACTTCGTACTTCTCAGAAGCCACAGCCTTGAGTGTTTTCATAGCCGCATAAATAATACAGTTAAAATCTAGCATAAAGTGTGAAACTTCGGGTACTCCAAGTGACTTGTAAGAACCCGCAGCAAATGCTTTAGCATTACGTCGTAAAAGATGGCGATAAAATGAAGGTATACCCATTATTTATTCGTCTAACCTATTTATTTACGCCATATCTCCTTAAATAATTGGCTTAAATTAGATATATACTATAGGGATGGCTCAAGCATTTGCGGCTGGAATTTTAGTAGGGCAAAGCCGAGCAGGTATTTTAGATACATTAGCAGATCAGGCAAAATTTATATCTGAAGAATTGAAAGGTCAAGCAAGATATGCTTTTCGGACTCTTCCGGATATTTTATTGAGTGGATCGCTTTTCTTAACCTTTATTTTGGGATGGCAACCAGCCCTAGCATCATTCGCAGCTGGAATTATCGCAACTGGTCTATCGCAAGGATTTCTGAGTGATTTACTACGTACCCAATCACCCTCACTAGCAAGAGCTGGAGGTGCACTTGGAGGAGCGTTTGATCATTGTAGTGGTCATTTTCCTGGAGCATCATGGTCACGAATGATGTCAGTTCTTTCCCACAGTAGTAATTTGATTGAAGGTGTTGTGCCATCTTATTACATGTCTGTTATGGGTTATATGTTCAGTTTCGTAGCTACACAAGGATTAATATTCAAAGATGAACTTTCTATGCGCCCCACAACGGCTTATTGGCTTCGTATATTTACAATCATGACATTTATAATGATTGCCGGATTAGGATGTATACGTGTTGTCACAAATTGCGAACCATGGTGGGCCGCAATCATTAGTTTAATCTTTGGAATAATCGTTGGATTACTCTTTGTATTTGTTATTGTCACCACTTTTGGCAGAAGAATAGTAAATGCTCTCCATTTACCACTGCTAGAAAAGCGTATCCCTGATGAAAAACCTATTTATGTCTGCGCTAATCCCTCCGATTAGGACCTAACAATTAAATAGACTATAGAATAGGGTAGAATGACAACATTTATATTTCAAAACATCCGGGATTTTTCATTAAATAGTATCCAGAATTTTCCCTTTTTAATGTCTATTAGTTTTCTTATTCTAGGCATTCTCTTCTTCCAGCCTACATGGTCTCTTGTAAGTTTAGGCGTAATCATGGTTTACTTTATTGTCGTTATCATTCAGACAATATTTGGAAAATTCGCTCCAATGTTAGGCGATGATGTGGTATCATGGTTAAGTTCTCCAGTGCCTGAAGGACCATCAACTTGTTATCCTTTTAGTGGAACTGCCCGGCCTTTTACATTTCCGAGTGAATGGATGACACAAACAGCCTTTATTTTAATTTTTGTTATGTACAATTCATACATTTTAATGAAAGAGAAAGGCAATAATAAGTTATTTGAAGCCTATATGCGCCGCATGTCTAGGACTCAAATTAGTATTCTAGCATCATCTGTCTTATTAGTTACATTTATGGGTATTCGTTATCAAACTGGATGTGATACGGGAGTTAGTATTCTATTAAGTTCTCTGCTAGGATGGGGTCTGGCCGTTGCTTACTGGCACACTCTAAATATCTGTAACACACAACTCAACTCCGATGTTCTTGGAATCACGCGAAATATGGCTCCGGCAACAGATGACCCGGAAATTGCGGTTGTTTGTACAGGTTAGAGTTGGACTAAAAATCGGACTGCTAGACTACGCCAAATACGAGTTGAACCCGCATTTAGATGTGTTGTCCGCTCATTTTGTAGAAAATGTGCTGTTAATTCATTAATTACTACTTCTATTCGCTCTTTATCCACCGGTTTTATCTTCTCAGTTAACCATTCTTCCGCAGTAAAAAGCGGTTTTATATTGGTCTGATTAATCTCATTATGTAAATTATAAAACCATTCTATAAGTTGTGCTTTTGTAATTACTTTCAGATTTAGACTACGCAGCGCTTCTGAAAAATGACTCTGACATTTTGGACAATTCATCACAGCAAGAGATACTTTCAAAAAATTTCCCCATAAAGCCCGATTGTCTGCCGTTAAGTCTATCTTAACTGAATATGTATGAAGCAGATACCATAATCGCGGCCCCCAGTAAGCCGACATACCTGCTAGAATTACGCAAATGAAAAATTTGATATTACCGCGCTTCGGTACAAAAACTAGCTAACATGGTTCGTATTCCTCGTGGATTTCTAGAAGATCTTTCTTCTGTAATTTTCAAACATGATGTCCTTTTCTTAGAGTCAGTATGTCGTGAACTAAATATTCCATTTCGGGAGGCAAAGAATAAAGTATTAGGCCTAGGTGAAGATTGCCCGCTTGAAATAACAAGTGATTTAAGTAATGGGTTAACACAGTGTGAATTCTGGATTCTAAATCCGGAGACTATGCTTTACAAGCAATGTCCTGCTCGTCAGATGATTCAGTGTTCGGGATGCGAACTTCATAATTCGTACAATACAACTGTTTCTAGCAAGAATCAGATTCTTAAAAAGGCAGACCTTGCTAACCTACCTGAACTTGAATGGGCGTATCACGAAAAACAACAGCAGTATTTTCTATATAATCCTATTCAGAAACAATTCTTTACAAAAGATTGTCAACAAATGGACGGTTATCTTTGGGAAGATAAGGAAACAGAAACCTTTTACAGACTTAATATGACCCGACGCTCCATATATCAACTCAAAAAATTGAAGGCTTCACGGTCAAAAATTACCGCAGGAGCCATAAAAGCACCAGAACTCTTAGAGTAATTACGAAAGAAATGTCCGAAGATCAGCCCACTGCAAGAATACTGGACTTTAGTCACGTGGGAGAAACTAGCAGCTCATTATTCCTGCGTTTATCAAGTATTGAATTTCCAGTTAGGGAGGCAATAGAAGAGCAAGTTGATGCTGGTATACCGCGATTTAATCCGGGAATTCCTTTTAGTCAATCACAAAATAGAATTAGCAACACACGTATGATGAGGCATTGGCTCGTTGTTGGGAATAAAATTAATAAGAAGAATTGTAAAAGTATATTTAATCCAAAATCATTGGATGAATTCTATAATACACGCTGCGCACCTGGTTGCACTCGTATTTTCCGCAGATTACTAGATAATCCGGATATTTCTTCAGGCAATCTCATGGTATCTCTTCCATTTCATAAACTAAGAGCTCATTTGTCAGATCTCATAAATCCATTTAATAAGTTGCCGAAATCTGAATTTAAGGTTCCTTCCGAAGTATCAGAATACTTACAAACCACTTTAATTTATAAGAAGGCGAATGCGTATCGTTCTCTATGGGAATCATTCTCCAATATTCGCTACCAGATGCAGCGTCTATTAAATGCTTGGCTAAACAAGAAGAGCCAAAAGAAGATTCTGCCAATTCCGAATTATGAAACACTTGAAGATCCAACACCCGATAACTGTATAGAGTGGACAGATATTACAAATCGCTGCGTCTACAGGATTCACGGAGATACTCTTCTTAAGAGCATGAAGATGTATCTCCATCATTCAGACTATGGATTTCCTGACCCACTAACACCTAAGAATCCAACTACAAATGCGCCTTTTACAATCGGTCAGTTAATCCATCTACAATATGAGATTTACGCATGGTGCGGGAAGAATAAGAAGCCAGTTCCTTCTATCCTAACTAAATATCATGATGCCAAGTTTAATCTAGACACTCTGTGTATCAAAAATCGCCCCGAGATGACTTATCATGTATGTAAAGAATTGTTTAAGGAAATGGATGATGAGGATGCGATTGAAACGTGGATGGATATGATTGAGAAATTCGCTCCACTTCCTAGTTTCTCTAGGGATAGAATTGAAAAGGAAGTTCCTATTTGGATTAAGTCGCTTGATGAAGTGGATACTGAAACTAATAAGAAGGGAAAGGAACTCCTTAAAAAGTGGGAGGCGATTCTTCCCGATTTGGTCCAGTATTCCCGATTCAACTATTTCAATCGCTCAGATTGGAAAGATGAAGCACAAGTAAAGAAACTTGTTAAATTCCTATGGGTGAATACATATCATCATATTCGTGTTTATATTGAATCAAAGAAAGTGGAAGATCGTGCTACTATTGAGGCTATACGCGTAATCTCCAATCAGAGTATTGCGTGGACGCCCATCTTGTATGTGGATGATTCATTCGCATTTGATTTCGTACATGATGTGAATCCAGTCCCTCCTGCTCTTCCACAGATGACACAAGGGTCACAGCTAGAGTCAGACATCATATACTTTATCACTTCCGCAGCGCAGCCCTCCACTGCTCCTGCGTCGCCAATTGAAGAATCATTTGAAAGCGTGGATTAGATGCCACTCATCGGACCTGACAGTTCAGCCGCAACTGAAATGATTCCCGGTCGTCTTTGGTTAGGCGGTATTCGTGCAGCCTTAGATGAAAAATTTCTTACTGAAAATAATATAACTGTTATTTTTAATTGTACGAAAGATATTCCATTCATCCAACTTCCCGGACAAATGATTTATTATCGTGTTCCCGTTCATGATAACTTAGAAGAGGAGGAAATTCAGAATATGCTAGACTGGAGTCCGGAAATAGTCTATAAACTTTTAAAAGAATATCACGAGAACAAGAATATCTTAATTCACTGTGCTGCTGGAATGCAACGGTCGGCCGCAGCCTGTCTTATGTTCTTGATGACGCTTTGGAAGCAACCTCAACAACCTGTTTTTGTCTTCATGCGGGAGCGCCGTCCAATTGTCTTTCAACCCTCCATGAATTTTAAAAGAGCAGTAGACTGGTACGAAACATGGCTTAATAAAAATATAGTTCAAAAATAACAACCGCCTTCAATCATATTTCCAGCAGAAGGTATTTCGGAAGCTTGTGGCGATATCCAGAATTGATTAAAAAAACGGGAAATTACGCCATGATTGAGCCACCGCCTCCCCTTAATACCGAAAATAATCTGTGTTCCACCCCCAGTGTGTATAGCAGAGATACCTCTTTTCTTTAGTTCAAAGCAAACAGGCAGACTCAACGCACCAGCTCCAACAAAGACAATTTTAGCTCCCGTAGCCACACACGAATCCACAATGTGATTAACACCTCCCCACCATCCCTCCTGTAAAACATGACTAGGCCACGCACATATCTCTTCCTTATCACAAATGAGTGGTGAATATCCCGAACATACTCCTCCGGAAAATTTAGCCTTTGAAGACCATAGTGAAAAAGGAAATAACATGTCCCGTTTGCTCCACTGGTTTTCAATTGATTCCACAAAAGGAGATACAACGCAGAAAGGTGTTTCTATTGCTAGACTCCAACGATTCTCTGGCAAATCCTGATAAAATGGCTCAAGCGCACGAAGAGGTAAAAATTTTTTTACTTGCGGAACATACTTTTCTATAAAGATACGCTCCTCTAAGGGTTTAATCGGATTCCACATTGCGATCTCATCCATTAAATGAAAATTTTCAATCATATATTGGCACCATTCACGAACACAGTCTGAACCTTCTATAATTTCATTGGGAAAAAGACCCGCATTAAGCACCATATTGCGGCGAATATCACGCGGAAATGGGGCACCATTATGATTTACAAACCAATGAAGAGCATCAAATTCACTTGTTCCCATCTTTCCTGCTACAAAAGGAATGCCTGAATAAATGCGTTGAGAAAGAACACCACCTCCTTCAGATATTGTATATTGAGATTGACCTACAACACCGCCCATCTTTTCCTATAATACTTATTTTCGCCGTTCTTATATAGGATGTCTTTATGCCCACCTGGTTCAGTTTTTAATCCACAGACACTTCGCTGTGTAAAATCAGGAGGTCGTCTTGGAAGACGTATTCAAACTATACCTGCTGTTACGCGCAGAATGAATACATATCAGCCGACCTATCAATCCGTTACACGTCTTACACCGATTCCTGTATACGATGCACTACCTCAACTTGCTAGAGCAGTAACACGTTCTATGCGTCAGTCACGTCTTCCTGTATTAGCACATGATTCGCAAAGGGATTTTATGGGACCGCCCATTCCAGCTACGCTAGGACAAGGGCCTTTACAGACACGAGGACAACAAGAACAAGAAAATAGATGTCCTGCCGGAAAGATTCTCAATCCCGAAACAGGCAAATGCGTTAAAGTAGGCGGTCGCGTTCAAAGACGTCTCCAACGTTTACCGCAAGGAGGATCTGAAGGTAGTCCTCCAATGCTTTACACACGCAAGGCCAGCAAGATTCCGGTCGGATCACGTGAAGCCATGAAGAATTGGATTTCAAGCCAATGTGCCAATTCGGAGGAACCTTTTACAGGAAAGAACTTAAAAGCAATGACTGATGAGGAAATGGTTTCTCTTATTAAGACCAGTGCCGGAACTTGCCTACGAGCAGAATATCTGGACCGTCATATTCGCCATGAAAGAGAACGGGGAACTGAAGTAATGGATCCGCTGAATCCTCGTAGACAATTGACGTTATCTAATATGGATATCTTAGGAAGAACTATAAGACAGGTAGTTCCTGATTATCGTGTACCGCAATATACCAGGAAAGCACAAGTAAAGTTCGCAACTAGACAAGGGCCAGCTTTGCCAGTGCAAGGGCAAGGGCCCGCAACAGGACAGCCTGCCACTAGACAACCTCTAACACGCACAGGTCTTCCCGTTCCCAAAGCAACTTCTTACCCCGATAATTGGAAGTTCTTTATTGGCAAAGATGCGCGCAGTGGCAATGATTTCTACAGTGTTTATTACTACGACAAAGATCAAGCAACGGTCACAAATGCGGGTGTTCAAATTCCCCCACAGGCGATTGTTATAGATATTGGCATTATTCCTGCTTTCGTAGGTGTTGTTGAATCAGGAAATCCAGCATGTACAACATCCACTCTAGTTGAGAAACTCTTGGCCCTTCATAAGAAACAAAAGCTACTTCATAAATTGGGCAATCAATTGGTCGCTACAATTGAGATGCCGGGTGAACGGGCTCGTTGGAAGACGGCCGATGGTGCTATTCAACGCCGATTTTTCCAGCAGGTGTGCGCCTACTTAGACGAACTTGTAAGGTAAAATTGAATTAGTAATCATTGCATGAATATAGTAGAAATATGCCTTCTATTATTTATGGTGGCATAAGATATACGCAAATAAGACACGCAATCTATTGTAAAAATTGTAAAGAAACAATTGAAAGTAAACATGTACATGATTTCAAATATTGCTCCTGCAAGGCAGTAGGAATAGATGGAGGAATATCTGCTGGAAATCGTATATTAGGGCATCTATCAGATATGGAAGATAGAAGTATGTATCGTGCGGTAATCCAGAAAAAGAAGGTGTGGCTACCGCTAACTGTAATTGAAGAACGTTTTCTTAGAAATCAGAATCAAAACATATTACCCATAGCCGAGACATCTGCTCTTATTCCTACGAGAGAACCAGAACCAGAATCCGCATAGGACCACGCAGAAACTGTATATGTTCCCGGTCCTTCGTAGATCCGATGTGCTAGTGATACAGAACCAGCAGAATTAGCAGGTACTGTTATCATTGTACTCAAACTCCGATATCCGTTCACAGTTAAATATGTATATCCTACCCTTTGAGAACCGGTGGTATTTACAATATTATGGTTAGCCGAAGCCATTAGAAAAGATGAAGCATTTAATATAACGCTTGTTGAGCAAACCACTTTTGCAACAGTAGTCAGCGATGATTGTAATAATAAATCACTCCAACCCGATCTAGTCGGGAAAGCCGGAAATGAATTTATTGTAGAGACAGCAAGTGTAGAAGTTCTAATATTAACGAGCGCGATATCTCCCGCATTACCGCCCCCTGTGCCCGGGTCTACAAAACTTACAATCTGTAAGCCTTGGCACCGAATAATTCCCGCAACATCTAGACTATTCTGGGGAGCAGTTGTTCCTATTCCAACATTTCCCAGCATATAAGTCGCATTAGAACCATATTTATTCCAAGTAGGAGATAATTCAATTTCATTATCATTCACATATAGATTTCCTGTTAAATTAATATTTCCACTAATATCAATGCCTGTTCCAAAATAAGAAAGTGATGATTGTCCAATAACAAAGCGATTATCTGCGCCCCAGCCCCCAAGTGTTGAACCCTGCCTATAAAAAGTGGGACCAATCGCAGATTTAGTAGCAATACCTTTACTATAGACAAGTCCATTTACATCTAATGCGCCATCTAGCAAAGAGCCAAGTGGATATTGGATACCAACAATTGTACTCATGTAAACTGGCCCATTACGGAAAAGCGTAGAACCGCTGATATCCGCTGTATAAACGGAGGTTGAAATTCGCGGAGTAGGAAGCACGGAACCAATATGAATCTGTTGGAAACTAGCACCATCATTCAGAATTGCAATTATTTCATCCGCTAATCCGAATCTGCTGGAGGCCGTACTGAACTGTTGGTTAATATATGTATATGTGGTTGTGCTATTTGCATAATATCCGGGACCAATGAGACTAGAAAGACCCGCAATGCTAGTGGATGTATTAACTAGTCCGGTCGCCGCAATGGATGAAATAAAACTGCTAAAATAATTACTCGTTGTTGATAAATTTCCCGCTGTTGTTGAAGCAGCCGTTACAGCACCCGTACTTAATATTGTGTAAATTCTCTGTGTACCGCTACTGAGTGTACTAAATGAACCACCCTGAACTGTACTCAGTACATTGGACGTACCATAAAGTGTTGAAACAGCGTACCCAGTAGTTGTAGATAAAGTATTCCACACACTATATATCTGCGTGCTGAGTGTACTGAAAACTTCAAAAGTAGCAGTTGATACAGTACCGAACATTGTTGATAAATTCTGCGAAGTCTGCGTTGATTGATTGGAAAGATTAGCACGAGTATCAGAATAAAAGAAAGATAAATTATTGGAAGTTGTTCCAACATTTAATGGATTAATATTGGTGATCTGTGAACCGTCGCCAACAAATCCAACACCCGCTGTTATCTGCTGGTTTCCTCGTAAAGAAGTATTTACTGTAAGATTGCCTCCAATATATCCACTTCCAGCAACAGTTAGCATATATCCCGGCGTGGTCGTTCCAATACCAAGATTTCCCGCAGCTGTAATAACGGCTTGTACACTTCCATCTGCTTTTGTAAAATTAATAGTATCTGAGTATCCACGATATTGTTGAGCAATAATGACGCCACTTATATCCAATGTAACTGGGGACGCACCGCCACTAGCAATTAGATTACTTGTTGAAGTCGCATAGAGAACATTCTGCCCATTAACTACGAGAGAAACGGGTGCGCCTACAGCACCAATTGTAATTGAATTTCCATTACCATCCGCTATGCTACTAATATTCTGCCATGTAGCAGTACCGGAATTATCAATCGCAGTTAACAAATATCCCTTTCTAGCAGTGTATCCTGGATACAAATTTGGTAATTGAAGAGTACTCCGCAAAATAGTCGCATTTGAATTATCAAGTGTTGCCAAAGGTAGCGGATTCGCTAATCCCAAAAAGCCATTTGAATTAATCCGAGCCACTTCACCGCCGCCTATACCGAAGGAAACCGCATTATTCTCTGCTAGAACTGTTGTAGCACTATTTCCGGAAGTTATTTGGTCTGTTAGATATGTATTAAATGATCCAGCATCCACATATTCCAGGTCGCCATAAATATTAGCCGCACGAACAAAGTAGCCAACTTTACCAGTTGCTTCCTTGAATCGTATGTTAGAAGCAACTAGAGTATCATTAGACGATTTCAAATCAGCATTAAGAACATAATTAGGTTGGCCAATGTTCCAAATACCGTTCGCATCAATATATCCTAAAGTACTTATATTTCCCCGAGTTGTACTTAAATTTGTAAATTGAAAACCCTGCTGCCAACCAGAGCTTCCATTACTAACAGCTTGAAGACGAACTTTATAATTCTCAAGAGTGTCAAGTGTATGCCAAAATCCATTTCCTGAAGCATCCGCTTGTAAAAACATAGAACTAACATTTATACTGCTAGTTAGACGAAAACGAGATGTTACAAAGTTTCCATTTATTGTGAATGTACCTGTAGAAACACCATCATAACCTCGTGTTTGATATAGAAAATTTCCATTTGAATCAAATGATGCTGCTAGTGTACTATTTGCTGTAAACTGAATAACTCCATTTAATGCTGTACTCAAATTACTATACACATCTATACGAGAGGATCCATTAGAAATGGATGTTCCCGAACCAGAACCGCCTGAACCTGAAGCAGTATAATCACTTCCTCCGACATAAAATGTATTACTGATATTAATTGGATCAATTACCTGAATAGGAATTTTATCATATTTACCAATTATATTTGTATAGATTGCTTTCGTATCAAAATTCACCATTTTCTGAACATTTGTTAAATTTGTACGAATAGCTCCAATTTCACTCAATCCAATTGCATTTGGAACTGTATCCGTCGGTGTTTGGATACTATTTACAAATCCACTATTTGTTTGTGATGCGAATGACATCTAACCCTATTTAGCAGAATGCGTTTTTTATCCAATATGAAAACGAAGCGTAAGCCAGGAGGGACATGTCTCAAAAATATTATAAACCATATACCTCAGACAATGAATCAGATTCAGGCTCCGAATTAGACTCAGGTTCTGACTCGGGCTCTGATTCGGGGTCTGATACTAGTATCACAGAGTTACCGCAGAATAAGTTTCAGCAATTTTTAGCAGGTAGTATATCCCTGAATAAGGAAGAAGACCGCAGAAAGTATGAATATACATCCGGACAATATTCATATGTTGATTTTACATCATCCGGAAAAGCCCAAGAAATTGTAGATACCGCAAAGTTACCCGAGCCCAAATTTGAAACAAACAAAAATACAGCATTAATTATGATTAATAGTCGTGACCGTGACACAAGTATTTATATACAGCCGACCGATTTCTATATACGACTTCCAAGAACATACAAGTCAATTACAAATATAGCCATAACACAATTGAAACTTCTTTCCTCATTTTATTATTTCAGTCCCATTAAGAATAATACTTCTTTAAGTATTTTGGAACTCGGACGTGTTCGTGACGAGGATGGCGTGGATGTTAGTAACGTTATTATTTCAAGTATTCGCCAGGGAACCTATGATGCAATCAGTCTCGTAAATGAACTAAATATTCAATTGAATAAGACTCCTCTTTTTGCGGACATTAGTGGAGGCAAGGGTGCGTTTTTAGCGCGTTTTCAGATTGGCGGCGATTATACCGAATTATTTAATCAACCCGGAGACAATACATTTAATAGTTTAACTGGCACATATTCTAGTGGATTAACAAAAGCTGATATTATTTCCCGATATTTCTATTCCGCATCAACAAGTTTAACAAACCAATTTTACAGTGGCGACCAAGCAACAGTCGCATATTACTACCCGATTCTGAAGGAAATGATGCTAGATCCAACTCAAATTAATCTATTAACCTTAAACACGACTGATTTGCTAGCAGCCAATGTAAGCGGAACAACAACAAATGCGGAAGATTCATTAAATGTTACCGGAGAACAGCCTTTTGACCGTATCGTATATGGATTCCGTGGATTATCCGATGTATATGTTACAGCAGTTGTTAAACTTGCCGCAAATCAAACTGTTATGGATGCCTATAGACAACTTAACACGTATACGTATTTCTTAGCGAATAAGTATACCTGCTCGTATGATACAACAGTTGGGCGATTCAAAATCATCGCACCTTCAATTAACACAAGTATTAATTCTGATTTGAACTTTGTATATAGCAATGCACTAATTAAACAAATTACCAGTGGAAGTAATACCGCAACACAATATGCCACTCTTCAAGCAAGTGTAACAAATCAAAACGCGGCCATTGGTGATTTTTACTCTTTTATTCATCAGAATATAACTGACTCATTTTCAATTGATTACGGAAAATTCACAAGAACATTTTTTGCAAATATATCAAATGAAATATCAACCTATGATGCCAGTGGTATTATTGGAATTTATGCCACACAGTTAAGTGCTAATATTGTAAATAGGCAAATTGATACATCATTGGTTCTTCCAGCAGATATAAGTGGTACATGGCCTCTTTTAACATCCAATGTTACAAGTTATAGCAATTATTCATCCCTAGTTCCCGTTGATACAAGTGGTTATATTGATATCAGCAACTCTAGCGAATTTGTATCCGGATTTGTGGATGTTCCTTTTAAAGTAGAACCGGTAACGTATACGCAATTTAAATTTAAAAGTCGTTGTAGGCAAACAATGTCTTTTATGACATTGCCACGAACTGCAACTCAAAAAGCAGTGGCCGACGCATCTGAATCATATATTATACCTCCTACTCTTTTTGACACAGATAATATATGTATTCTTGATCCTTCTATTCAAGCAAATCCGACTTTCTTCATGTTTGACATTAGTCAAAGTATGTTTGAAACAAGCGATAGTATGATTAATGGAAACAATTATCTTAATTACATTCGTCAACAAAAACCGATTTTTACAAGAACAGTTCAATCTACAGATTTGATTGTACCCGACAATCGGTCACGTATATTTTTTCAACTTAATACAGATAAATACGAACAAGCTGTGGATGTTAGCAATTATATGTTTGATATAAAATTCAGAATTGATGCCGAAACAAATCGCACATTTCCAGTTGATTTTGATGTCTATATGTATCGCGATAGAGCAGCATTTATGTATGATGTAAGTAACGCATTAGTTCCAGGTTCAATCTATCAACCTCGTCCAAAAAATTATTTCAATAAATATACATCTCTTGCGGGCGCTCCTTCACTAGAAATTAATTTACGCGTGATTGGTAATAACAGATATTATTTCTATCTTCATACACGAGCAGACAATTATGGTCAATTTATTATTAAACCTTATTGTACATTATCTTCACCCTATGGAACACGATATCCTGTAACAAATGATTTAGCATTTAGGAAAATGCCTTATTTAAGCACTATTACAAATCGTAATCCAGCTATTTATGATAACCAATTTTATACATATGATTTATCTTCAAATTATATAGCAGGATACGATAGTAATAAAGTAAGTAACGATTATCTGGATTATCTTATACGAACAACTGATAATGAAACGGGATATGATCCAAATAATGGCGCAGCCTACAGTTTCAAAAAACTGGGTCCTTCTTCATCCAATATAGGTTCTAATATCACAACACGGGACAAAAGTCTATGGTTTTATTCAAATTCCTCCAATTATATTACAAATGTTGTTTCAAATAGCATTTATATTTCATCTTCAAATATTTCAAGTTTTAGTTTAGCATCAACGGTACAAACAACATTTAAAATTATAAATCCCTTCATTGCGAATACAATTACAAATCCCGAAATGATAATTATTCCGCGGGAGCAAACAAACTTAACCTATTCAAATGATCCTCCATTTATTTCAAGTTTCACAATGTTTCCCGTTACTTCTACTATCGTAAATAGTCAGCCAACGTACACTAGTACAGCAAAAATATCTTATAGCACGATTGGACTCAGTTGGTCTAGTATAACAAATACATTTAATGGAAGCTATGATTCTAATCTAAACTGGAACACTGATCTAAAACCCGCAGTCGTAGGTTCACCTCTGTATATTTGCGATAATCCTTCTGCGATTACATACGATTGTAGTTATAATCCCCTACCGCCAGATTATGATACGCCGCCATCAGATACAACTACATATTCATTTGGATTGGATGCTAGTGGCGTAACTGGATTTACATTTCAACCTCCCTATAATATATTCTGTGGCATTAAGGAATTAGTCATTAAATTCGGATATATAAATCCAACATTTACAGCAACACCTTTCTTACAAAATGGGATCAATCAACCTTCCTTAGATCTTCAATATTATAATAATAGAATAAAATATCTGAAAATTTATCGGACTACAAATATATTAAATATAGCTCCTTCTGCCTTAGCAAATTTAACACCCCTAATGACACTACAACGAAGTAAAATAGTTCAAATTGGTTCCTTTACACCCGCAGGAGCAGGTCAACTAGAACCTCTGCGTAATCGTAATCCGGAGTGGGGAACATATTATACATTTGATATTTGCGGTTCACCAGCACCGCTACAACCTTATCCTCCGTATTATAAAACTGACGGGACAGGTATTCAAGAACCAGCACCTATAACAAATACATACTCAGTTATACCAATCAATTACGACGGAACTCTAGGCGCATTTTACGCATTATCATTTACAAAACAACTTTTCAAATATAGTTCAGCTGATAAAAATTTATTAGTAGACTACCAATATAATTATCTTTTAACAAAACGAAATACACCGTATCAATCAACAAATCCAACTGATTTTAAAATTCAATTACTTGCTCCAAATAATGCTGCCGTACACTTAATTACAAAAATAAGTTATACAAATACAGCGACAACATATGATCCCGCTCAAGATATTAGCCGATTTGGTGATGGAACTATTGCTGGAATCTCGGGAGAACTAGCAGATACACAAATCTTCTTATATGATGACACCATTAGCAGAAGCCAAGATGTAATTAAAGCGGACAGCCGCTATGGCACAGCTCGTATTAGCGATTACAATAAAACAAGTGTAAATGATTCCGCTGTTTGGGGGAAAGAAAAGGGTACTATCTATAAGGTTCGTGACGATGATTCAGGATATAATTTCTTATCCTATATTCACGACGTAGTCATCCGAAAAAATAGTGCGAATGTTCTAAATGTTCGCGGTTATGTTCCTACATCACGTTTAACATCGGGTATGCGATTTATTGGCAGAAACTGGACTGATTTCGGTGTTCTAACACTTAATGAACTTATGGAAGATATAGATGCGCTTGTTGGTGGAAATCCTGCCATGAGTATAGACAGTAGTGGAAATATCGTGAATGAATCAGTGCGATACACGAATGGTAATTTCTATAGCAGACATTATGCGCTGGCTCTTCTCCGATTTAATAACTCTTTTAAAGTGAAAAAATCATTTGGTTTAGGCCTAGGTTCTGCCACATATCTCGGAGAAACATTTGATGGTACAGCCGTAGCAAACGCTTTCAGATTAGCATTAACGCAATATGTTACGCTTTATAATAGTATTCAAACAAATCAAGCAACTGTGAATGCCGCATCAACGAATGCACTCATAAGTCTAACAAATTATGTTAATATTCGCTATCAAGGTATTCTTCCACCTTCCTTCTTAAAACGTTCTCGTCTGAGTGACCCTATTCCATTTCAAATCCGTTTCAAATCTTCACTTATTGCGCCCTATTCGGCTGCTTTTGATGAATGGGGTCTCGGTTGGAACTTGGGTTTTGATAAAATAGATACAACTTTTGCAACTCAACAAACAGCAATAACATTCATTCGTATCATTGACGATTATATCTATCTTAAAATGAATAATGAAATGGATATGAATACAATTGATATTAGCGAAAAAGAATATTTAAATCAATCACAAGAAACATTTGGACAAGGTTCCCGATATTTTGCGAAACTTCTTCTGAATACATTCGGAAATTTTTCACAGACATATATTCAATCACCTAAAATATTTAATCCAGTCTTAGGCAAGTTGGATAAATTCCATTTCCAATGGGTTGACCGATTTGGTGCCGTTATCAACAACAATGACTGTGAATTTAATATTACTCTTCAAGTTGAGGAGTCGGTAGACCAATTGGCAAAATCAAATACAATTGATAGCGGAGTAAATAATGTATCCGCCAAGTTTTCTTCTGCTAGTAAGTAGAGAGTATGTCTGAACTAAAAGATAATACGAAAGTAATTTACTGTCCATCAAGAAATCCGTATGATGAAGAGCCTTTACGTGGAGTGGATGCTTTCAATTCGCTGGAGCAGGCATTCCCCGATATCTGCTTGAAAAGCCATTGGGACCCGACACTTCTAGCAAATCGTTTTATCTTACCGCCGACTGAAGGACCGCTTCCAACTGATTATCGTCCTTTCACCCGCATTTGTACAAATTATTTCACGGGAGATCGCGGATCGGGCCTCGGTCCCTATACGGGTGGAGAAGGTCTAGCACCCAAACCTATCCGCATGGGTGGTCGTGCTTCTACAGACATGCCCTACGGTGATTTTGCTAGAGCCGTTGATAGAGAAAGTGACTTACATAATCTTTCTCGTCGGTTGACCAAAGGATGTACGGAGTATCAGTATATGCCGGAATCACCGCAGTCTCTCAGCCAACAAATGGAACAGGTCTTTCCTGAACAAATGGTGATGACTGTACAGCAGGAGAGAATCTTGAGTGAAGTAAATCGGCCGAAAGCAACAATCCGTGGAACGCCGTTTGATTGCCGAGCCCTGGAAGATTGTCGTAATTCAGCCGTAAGCCAAAGACAATTCAACAATCCGACAAAGTATGACCGTCAACAAAAGGCCATCAAAGCTGCCACCGATAATGGACAGCAGAGAACAGATGGATATTCTAGCCGTGTCTAAGTAGAATCGTAAATGATTTATCGCTTGTATCCTATGATTTGGTATAATTCTAGGATGCAACAGCATGAAACTGTGTATGGGATCACGCCTGAACCAGCACCGGCAACCTGGCTTTCTAGCAATTATCGCTGTGATTCTGCCAATTCTAAAGACCCTCTTTATGTAAATAATCGTCATTATTATCAAATCCTCAGTGATAAACAGCCCGTAACTTGGACTACTCTGCTAGAATGGTTGAATGCTGGGATATCACAAGGTGTGGCTCTACAAGGTACAGAAATGCCAAAACCAAATCAGAGTTTTTATATTACTCTATAAGCACATATTCTGAATTATAAGTAGGGATGCGACAAACACTTTTCAATTTATTATTAATGATAGGTTTCTTATGTCTGATTTTATTGGTTTTACCTTATGCGCAAGGCCAAAGAGCTCAAGGACCATATTATCTGCCCAAAATCATCTGGCAGTATTGGGATAAAGAACCTCCTCCGATGATTAAAACAATTAAAGAAAATAATACGGCCAAATTATCGGGATGGAAAATTAATTATTTAAATGAGAAAACAGCTGGACAATATATTTCTCCATTTGACTATCCGCCAAATTATAATGAATTACAACCCGCTCATAAAGCCGATTGGCTTCGGGTATATTTATTGAAAAAGTACGGAGGAGTCTGGATGGATGCGTCTATTATTATTAATGATCCACAGGCGATTGACCGCCTGTATGCTCAATCTATCCAACAACAGAGTGAATTAACTGTTTTTCAGTTCAAATCGCCACTTAATGTTGAAAATTGGTTTATTATGGCACCTGTTAAGAGCCGAATGGTAGAAGCTTGGTTCTCGGAATATGATTCGGCCATTCGTATGGGCTTTATGAATTACAAAAAAATCTTATGGAGAGAAGGTGTTGATACAAGTTGCGGAAGAAATGAGGACAAAATAGAAGAGACATATTTTACCCAACATTATGCTTTACAGCGAATTATACAAAATGAATTAGTCCCTAGTCCAAATATAATAATAAATGAAGCAAAAGAAACAATGCTTAAAATAGACTTCTTGTGTGATGGTAAAAATAAAGAAGAAACAAAAGAATGTTTAATCAAGAATTACTCGGATTTTGAAAGTCTTCGCCGACTTCCTTATATAAAAATTAATGGTATTAACAGAGAACTTCCCATAAAGTGGAACACGTACTTTGAAACAAATTAATCGCCCCTAAATAGGGATGAAAATTGGTCGTAATTTTCTTACAATACTATTGTCAGCAATACTAGTATTGTCAGTTGTACTTTATTTAGCAACACAAGCGCAGCAAAAATCGCAGACATATCATATTCCCAAGATTATCTGGCAATTCTGGGATAAAGATCCGCCTCTTATGATTCAGCAAATGAAAGCCTACAATACAAAGCGATTAGAAGGTTGGGATATACGATTTTTAAACGCAAACACAATTAAAGAATATATTCCCGACTCTGCTTTGCCCGCCACCTTTGACAAGTTCTTGCCCCAGCATCAAGCAGACTGGTATCGCCTGTATCTTCTTAAAAACCACGGAGGATGCTGGATGGATGCATCCATTATTATTAATGAGAAAGGATCAATAGATAAGATTCGCAATGATTCTTATACTAGAAAGAGCGAATTAACAGCGTTTCAAGCAAAGACTCCATTAAATATTGAAAATTGGTTCATAATGGCTCCTGAAAATAGTCCTGTAATTACATTATGGTTCAATGAGTATAACGGAGCCGTAACAAATGGTATGGCGGCTTATAAGAAATTTATTATTGAAGACGGTATAAATTGGGGACTCGGTCGTGAAAATTCAAATCCAGTTGAAGTAGAGGATACTTATTTTACCCAACACTATGCCTTACAGCGAATTCTCCAGAAGAATTTACATAAAAATGCTCCAATTTATATTCTGGAATCCAAAGATACCATGCATAAGTTCTTTTATGATTGTAATAAGAATGAATGGACTGAAAAACAAAAGAAAGCATGTTTTGCCGGTAAGTTAAAAGACCATGCTGGAATGCGGCAACTTCCGTACATCAAACTGAGTCAGCATGAACGGAAACTAAATGTAGATTTAACGGAATATTTTGCCGATAATTAACCACAACTTTATTAGATGTGGTCAATAGACTCTGTTAAAACCTTCTGTATTAATCTTGATAAACGTACCGAACGCTGGGATCGCATGATTACACAGCCTGAAATTAAACGTATTCCTAATCTGAAACGCTTTTCAGCTGTAGATGGTTCTGCGCTTAATATAGATACAGATCCACGTGTCTCAACGCTTTGTCGTTTTAACATTAAAAACCACACACGTAGAAGTCATGATCTGCTGGATTCTATTGGTGGCGTTGGTTGCGCATTAAGTCACATAACACTCTGGCAGAATCTTGTAAAGAGCCATGAAAATGTTTTTTTAGTTGTGGAAGATGACCTTGTCTTACAACCGGGAGACTGGTCGCGTATTCGTCGTATTTATGAAGAAAACGAGTGGCTCCACGATTCTACAAAATGGGACGTCTGGTCAGTTGGAAATCTGCGATGCCGAGCAGGACCTAATCAGCCATTTCCCGATGAAGGTAAAAAAGAAAATAAATGGCTTCAGTGTAAAGAATTTGTAGGTTTCAATTCATATTTCATTTCCCGCAGCGGTGCTCAAAAACTCTTAACTGAATGTTTTCCTATCCAGCATCACATTGACTGGTTTACAGGATTCTATGCGCAAACGCATCCCGATTTTAAAATTGTATTTAACAAGCAAATCAATCTGGATCAAGATGAGGCCTTTGCTGGAAAGGATTTATCTGATATTAGGACAAAAGATGTGTGTCATATTTGCGATTTACCTTCGGATGTAGAAAATAGTCATGTGATTTTAAAGAATGAAACTTTTAATGATAGAGTTCTAATGATAGTTTCAATCGCTGTAGCAATTACTGGAATCTTTGCGTTGCGTAAAATTAAGATGATTTAATTATTATTACTATTCAAATGCGTGTTGTATTGTATAATCCAGCACATATTGGAGATATGTATTTAAATCAACAAATATTAATACAGTTTATTCGGTGTAATCCAACTGTAGATATCAAAATTTTTCACGAATACAATCATTATATGTATAATGACATCTCTAATAATTTAATGATTAAGGCCGAAGACTATAATGATTCTATTTATTCTGATTTCAAAGAAACAATTCTTCCACACATGCAGTTAGATAATCCGAAGAGCTCATCTACACATACTTTTATTGTCAATAAAGATATTCTTTTTGTGAACACATGGATCGCATCATTAGGCGCATTTCTACCACGTGTAAGTATGGGGATTGATGTAATTCCTATTCAGGAAGGATTTATGAATAAAATACATAGTATTAATCAACAATTTAATTTATCGTTACAATATAGTCCCCTATCACTCTTTAACTTAATTCCTTACATTCCAAAGACAAATATTGATAAGTTTTTAACCTGGAAACAACAGACAAATAAGAAACTTATTTTTTATTACAATTATTTTCCGGGCGCAAATCAAGATTTTCCCCTTAAAAATCCAGCAGAAGAACATTCTGATATTCTAAAGTATATGGCCACAAAGTATCCGGATATTTATATACTTGTTCCAAATCTAAATTCAGATAATACTCCCCAGTGCGATTTATCTGAAATACCAAATATTATAAACTGTTCTACGATGTTTGATTGTCAAGAAACTTTATCGTGCGAAAATATTTATAAACTAACTTATATATCTTCTTTATGTGATGTAACAATTGTCTTTGACATGGGTCGCTGCTTTACATTTTATAATCAAGCATTTGCGCAATATAAAAATAAGATTATTCATATAATTTCCGCCGATAATTTATATTATTATGGTATATTTAAAAGTCATTTTGACCACCTAGAGATAGATTCATCGCGTTATGTAGGATTTAAATGTAAATCCGTAGAAGACATTAAAAAATACTTATAGTCCGGACCATATCTTGCGTATAATTTTGGATACTTTAAAGTCTTAAGTGATTAGGGATGCAATACATATTTTATCATATTGGTCATATTGGTGATACTTTTCATACACAACGAATAATACAAAATATTGTTCATTGTAATCCTGATAAAGAGATTTTATTCTATTCGCCTAATAATCATTTTATTCAAAAAGACATTTCAAATAATATGCTAGAGAAAAATGAGGATACTAAACACATTATAGATATCATAGAAAATATTCAAGAAAACCCATACACGTTAGTTGTTCAAATAGATAATACGGCATTAATTCAAACAGGTATTAATAAATTAATTAATCATGGATATGGTATCAAAGAAATGAATCCTATTTCCTATCAAGAACAAATGATAAAATATCTTAAAGATATCAATAAAAATTGTGATTTTGATATTAATTATGTTCCATTATCACCTTTGGAACTTTTACCCAAGATTCCTCCTACAAATATAGATTCATTTTCAAAATGGAGAAAAGTAAATACACAACCTCTATTATTCTATTATAATTATTTACCCAAGTCAACTCAACATATCTCTTGTATGAGTGAAGAAGAACACATGTCTATAATACTACACATCCTATCAATTAATCCAGAATATACAGTTTTAGTTCCTAAATATGATGGTTCCAATCCGCGGATTATTTGTTGTAAAAGCAAATTTAACTGTATAGAATCTATTACATGTGAAAATGTCTATAAACTTACTAAAATTCAACATTTGTGCGATTATTCGGTACATTTTGATATTGGTGCATGTATGACATATATGAATAGTGATTTTTTTACTCGTAGAAATACAATTTTACACTTTAATGTGTATTGTGCTGGATATACTGATACATTAATGGAAGTTCTACAGAAAGTTAAAGTAGATAATAATGTTCACGCAATAACTTGTAAAAATTTCAGTGAAATGATGGAGTATTTTTCAAAAAATCCTTTACGCAGTTGGAAGCTGCTACAACGCACTCAAGGTTATGGCTCTTCATTTAATAATTTATACCTGCTGGAAGATAAAATAAAGAAAGAAGCTAAAACATCATATGGTATAACAAAAATCAAGAAAGAAATCATTTTTTACAAGTATGTACAAAAGCATGGCTGCCTTCCAATGCCCACATTCTTAGAAAATTCAACCATATCCTACACAATGAAATATCTACCAGATTATAAACCATTGTTTCATCTTTTTCCGCATTTTTCAGAAAATAAAAAAGCAGACATTCTTCAACAGATACAAATATATCTTGAACAACTTCATAAAACTGAAATACGCAGCATATCACATGAAATGTACAAAAAAGCCATTTACACAGAAATGATTGATAAACTTGAAAAACGTTATGAAGAAGTAAAAGATATTATAAATGAATATTCTTTTATAAAATCGGTAAATGGTGTTCTTGTTCGTACATTTCAAGAGAATCTTAATCTGCTCCAAAAAGCAGCAACCAAATTTATTGAAAGTCGCAATGCGTATATATTTACACCAATTCACGGAGATTGCCAGTTTAATAATATTTTATACAATACAGAGAAAAATGACCTCATTTTTATTGATCCCCGCGGTTATTTCGGAGACCATGATTTATTCGGCCTACCAGAATATGATTTCGCGAAAGTCAAATTTGCTCTAAGTGGATATGATGCGTTTGATGCTAAAGATATTACTGAACTTACTATTCATAATAATAATATTATGCTTGAAATCCCAACTTTAATACCCAATCCTTTAACAAAAGCAAAGGATGACTTTATAAGCCAACTTGTGGTGTCAATTTGGATGGGTAACGCACACTGTTTTAAAGAAAATAAATTTAAAACAGTCTACAGTTATTTTATCGGTGCTTATTATGCTTCACTTTACCTTTGAAAAATCATCAATTAAAAAGACATCCTCTTTCTTTGCTAAACCCATATAATAAATAATACGAGTTACATTCTCAAGAGAACGCAACCCTGCCAGTGTGTTTTCAAATCCAATAATTGTCTGTCCCTCTTTCCAGAATCTATTCTTTGCTTCCTCATATGGCTGAGAATGCGGTTTTCCGAGGACTGTATCTTCGCGTGTAATCCAGTTCTTTACTTGTGCTAATACAGGCAACTTCTGCTTGAAGAAATCTACATTTTCTTTTTTCGTATTAGTAACAATTGCTAAATTGACTCCAGCAGCTAAAACCTTCTCTAGAAATACATCTGCTCCCCGCATCCACTGGACCGGACCATCAAATGACTGTAAATTCTTATTTTTAAGGGCGCGGATATCTGCTAGATTCTGACAGGAAGGGTAGACTCCATGATGAATTAATCTTTGAAATTCGTCCTCATTAAATATATATCCCCACTTAGAAAATGCTGCTTTATACGCATTAAAATGAAGCCCTTCGGTATCAATTAGAGTCCCATCCAAATCCAGCAGTAAAAACACTGAGGATGGATTCTCAAAAATAGACGGATGTTTAAGATGCTGGAAAGCCCGCTTGATTCCCTCAGCCAATGGCGTAAATGTGTATGAATTAATATCATATTTTGTATCCACTAACTGTGTATCATATGGTCGCGCAGCTCCATCAACCGTAGGAGGAAGAGTATTCTGTGGCTGAATATGGTCTGCGGAGACACCTAATTCTGCCGCAATCATTAGAGCCATTTGATACTTTGTAGTTTTATCTATCGGATTGTAAAAATGATAAATGCCTGTTCTCTGCGACTTTACAGAATCCAGAATAAAATGGCAAAAATCGGGAATATATACCGGTCGGCGGACTGACCAGTTATCTTCCTTTACTGTATCAATCTGATTTAGAACTTTCTTTCCAATTACAGTTACGGCATTTTCCTCCAGATTTTCAACTTTATCGCAATACAAAACGGGTACGCGAATAATCATTGCTAGACAGCCAGAAGCAATGACACGTTTCTCCGCAATGAGTTTAGAAATACCATAATTCTGAAGAGGATTACTTTCGCTTTCTGGCTGATAGGGTGCTGCTAAACCATCAAATACATAATCTGTTGAAATATGGACTAAGAGAACTCCATACTTCTTACAAATACGTGCTAGTCGCTCCGGAATATCCACATTAACCTTCTTAATTGCGGGCCAATTGAGTTCACATACATCCGTAAGACGTTGAACAATACAATTTACACAAACGGTGGGCTTTTCCTTTTCAAAAAAAGCATCTAACTCAGTTTCGGAATCATATGAAACCCGCTGACTTCTCTTATGGGGCCGTGTATTATGTGTTGAGATATATTCAATACCCTCGGAATCAAACAAGTCTGACAAGCTTCTTCCAAGAAGTCCCGACACACCTGCTAGTAGCACTTTCATATTATAATCTTTCCTCATTAAATGTTTAAGTTCCCTATTTTCTTGATGATATTTGTCGTACTTTTATTTTCAACTGTTGGTATTAATACTATTTTTTTAAGAGAAGGATGTTTTTCTCGTATCTTTGATTCGGTGTATTCATCACCCTTAGCCCAAATTGCGGGATTTACCGTTTTCATCATTTGGTCAAGTGTTTCTTCAGTTTCAATATTGGATTCAGAATAGAGCACAATATAATCAACATAGGATATTGTTTTGAAAAGATTAATTCTATCGTCGTAATTATTTACTGGACGAGTTGACCCCTTCAATTTACGAACCTGCTCGTCATTACTCAAGCATACAACTAATATATCGCCGAGTGATTTGGCGGTTTTAAGATTTTCTAGATGACCAACATGTAAAATATCAAAACAGCCTGAAGTTAAGACTACCTTTAGGCCAGCTGCCCTAAATTGCTGTGATTTTAGCAGTAAATGTTCAGGGGAATAAATGATTTTAGAAAATTCATGAGCATCAATACGGGATAGCGATAAGACCAAGGGATTAATACTGCTGGATTGATGCCCATGATTGCCAAGAAGACTTCCCTCTTTCATATAAACACCATTTGAATACACCTCTCCAGCAAGTAAAATAGAATAATTGTTATTAGGATTTATTTCTTTCAGTGATCCGACACGAATTTGAATTCCTTGAATAATCCGATTGAAACCAGATTCTAAGAAAAAATATCCAAAATCCCCTAATTTATCAAACTGAAGATTCACAGATGCTTCATACCCTGTCTTCTTTCGTTTATAAGGATCATCAATTCGCAACAAATCATTCTTATCTGTAAACCCAACAGTGGAATCAAAGATTTCAATTTCCATTAAATAAGTTTCCTCGGAAAAGGAAGCAAGTGAATGAAACTTATACTTGGGGATAAAAACACTTTTCATACATGATAAATCAATAACCTCATTATCAACTAAAGTTATCTTAGCACAACCTGAAATAACGATAATAAATGAATCTTTGTGAAAATGTGTGTGCAGGGAAGTTGCTCCACCCTTAGTAAGTTTCAAAAACCAAATACCTAGTTTGCTGCTTTCATAGGCTAAAAATTCATAACCCCATGGTTTTATACAAACAGCATTCTTATATTCTTTGCGGGTGTGAACTTCCTCGGCAATACTCCAGTTATTTTGAACAATTTCTTTTTCGGAGGCAGTTGCTTCTAGATAAAGAGCCATTCACTTACTGCGCCGCAAAGTTTATATTTGCGACTAATGTCCGCGACCTCTTCCACGACCCCTTCCGCGGAAACCTCCCCTGCCACCACTTGATCCCTTTGAATCAGCAGCCAACTTATAAGCCGAAGCGCAATCAGCTACACTAATAGTTTCAGCGACAAGGCCTGCTGGAAACTTCACGAAAATCCTCTTGGCAGCTCCGCCACGATAGAAGAATAGTCCATAAGGCCCCCTCTTAATTGTATAATCCCCAACTATGCGGCAAAAGGTTGGAAGCGCAGAATCTGTATCCTGTGTTCCACCTATCTTATTCTTTAGTTGTGCGCAGAGTTCTTCAAATTCGGTACCCTCCTTATAAGACTGTCTAACACCATTCCATTCCGCATACTGACCGAACTGACCCTTCTTCAAGAGAACTGGAAATCCATCTAGATCTCCAAGAGAATCTCCCTCCTTTGCCGAGAACAAAGCCTCTGCGTCTTCCTGTGTCATTGTTGTCGCATCCGCAGTCGGCGGCATAGCAGCAAACTCGGCTTTCTCTACACCCGGCGTTTTCTTGATAAGAAGTACACCCTTCTTGGTATTTGCGATTGAAATAGTTACACCATTCTCTAGGACAAATTCTTTGAGTGATTTAGTATTCCCTTGTCCTGCGGGCCCTTGTCCTACTACAGAACCAGCAGGGCCAGTCGCATTATCTCCAACACGGTCCTTCATTGTATTCCATAATCCATCTAGTACAGTAACTCTTTCCTTCTTTCCATGCGCAACTAAATCCAAATCCTCCTCCATTCCAGCAGTAAATCCATAGGCGAAGATATCCGAGAACCGAGTATCCACAAAGTCAATGACTGACTTGCCGAGTGATGTAAGATGAATCTTATCCTT